CAATGTTATATGTGACCATCATTTTTGTTCCAGTAAAACCAGACTCAATCAATGATTCAACCCAAGGAGCAACTTTATGGTCGTATTTGTATCCTGTAATAAAACCTATTACTAGGTCAGAGTCTTTGTTCGCCATGGGAATATTCCATTATATTTTTCATTCATTATTTCATTACCATTGATAAAGAATTCTTCACTTACAGAACCTTTACCTCCATCAACACGATAATTTACCGTGTATTCATTTGTACAATCCCATTTAGGAAAATGTTGAGTTGCTGCTTGTAAAAATACTCTATCTTGGCCCCAACCTCCATGCCATGCACTAGCCAATTTTACAGCAATATCTGTCTTAAGGCAATATGAGTTTGTATCTATATGATGAATACCATGATAAGTTTGCCATTTACCTAAGGATTCACAATCATCAAAACAGGCAAAGTCACCATTCTTTTTATGAATTTTTCTTAAAGAATAACACCAATCTAGATTTCTTGTTTCGATTGTTTCAATACATTTGGCAACATGGCTTTGATATAACCAATTATCTTGGTCTAAGTACATTACATAATCTGTATCTACTAAATGTGTAAAAGAAGCATAGACTCTATGGCCATAGAATCCTTTTGCACCAACATTGATTGGTAAATTACAAACATTTATATTTTTAAATTTTGGATGGTCTTTAAAAGACTGTACATGATTTCTTACAGCATATGTAAAATCAGGACCGTCACAGACAACATAACATTTCGTATCATATGTTTGGTCTAATACAGATTTCAAAGCATGATGAAATTCAGCAGAACCCGTTGTGGGTATAATCACAGTAGCACTCATATTAAGCTTTCGTCAGTTTCAATATTCTTTCAATTTGTTTTTCTATAATAGGTTTTCTATTAGGCCAATATATATATTCTTTATCCCCAGTCGTATGTAATTTCGTAAGGAAAGGAATAATAATCTTTTCTACTTCTTGTAATCTTGTTTTATAATCATCTGCTGTTTCAGCTGTTTTATTAATAACTGAATTATATTCTTCTTCAGATACGGCAGAGAATCCAAAATCATCTTCAGATTCATATTGTTTAGCTAGTTTATCAAAATCTATTAGTGGCATTATACGGATATTCCTATAGCATCACCAACCTTATTAGTACTGGATTTACCTCTCAATTGTAACCAATATTGGTCGGCTTGTTTTTTAATTTCTTCATATTCTTTATTCCAATTTTTAACCGCTAAATATTTGAATTTAACTGTATCACCACCCGCCTTATTAATTGTTGGCATTGCGTACGCAATTTGATATTTTTCTAAAACTTGGTCATAAAACATTTTATAAAAATTTAATCCTAAATGTGAAGGAGGTTTTGATCCTGCAGCTAATACTCTTTCACATATGTATGATAAATTTTGTACAGTTATTCCAACTTGATTTGATTTTATTTTATCTGTTGGTAATATTGTCTGAAACACTTCCGTCATAATGGATAGGAGAGTTCCTTTTATTCCAGCATTCAATAAAAGAGTTTCTTTTTCATAATTTTTAAGATTTGGCCCTACAGTTTTTATTGTTTTAACTACAGCGTTAATTATTTCTACTTTTGTATAGTTCTTTGATGTAAATGCATTATATCTTTTTTGGCCAAATTTTGAAAGTACATCAATCAATTCTTCTTTAGTTTTATCCGCAACTTCTTCATTTAAGAATTTTGCAAGAGTTTCAATTGGAAACATAGGTATCGATCCTCCAGATTTTTTTATATTCAAAGCAGATTCAGCAACTTGCATTGGATATTTTTGTATGGATTTTACCTTTGAATCTTTAATTCCAGAATACCATTTCATCAATTCTTGTTCAGAATGAAATACTTGGTCTAGTTTAATTGTATTTGTTTCTACTGTAGGTGAAGATATGTGAGATTTAACACTAATCTTTATTGCATTTTTTGTATCAATTTCATGATTACCCGTTAATTTTTTAATACTCACATAGTAATCAAGTAATGGAAAGTTTGCAGCTTTAGGAATAAGGATTTTTGGTTGTATAGAACCTCTTATATCTTCTTTTGGTAAAAACAAAACATCTTGTATAAGATATTTATTTTTAGCTCTCAACAAAACAGCCATTTTTACAGCACTTAAAACTTCAAAAAATTCAGCAGATGCTGGTGATAAACTGAAATTGACTTTAATAGAAGTTGAAGTATTGTCTAATACCCTAGCAAACAAGTTATCGAATTCATTTACTACATCTTTTGGTAAATCGAGTCCTTTTCTTGCTTTTCCACTTCCATCTTTTGTTACTTGAGTTGATTTTGAATGTAAATAATATTTGGTTCTTTTAACCATTTGTTCTGGTGTTAACCATTTATTTGTTATTTCTATTGGATATAATTCATCGCCCTTTTCTTTTTGATTCTTATTGAAATATTCAGCCTTTCTTTTAGTATCATTAACTACGGCTGTTTTAAGTGATATTGATGTTAAAGAACTAATCTCAGAAGGTTTTAATTTTATTGTTAATTTGCCAAACTTATCAGCTGAACTGGTATTTCCAGGATCACTAGACAAAGGCTTATATAAAAGAATATATTTTTTATCTTTGATGGTAACTTCAGTAGGTGTAATAGTTTTTGAACCACTCTTTGAACTTGATGGTTGCCAAGATAAATTATTATTTTTAATTTTTGCTAATTTGGTTAATTCTTGTTCAAATTTTGGTTGGTCTTTAAGTCTGTCTGGAGTATAAACAATTAATCTTATTGCACCTTTATCACTAGTTGTTTCAGCAGTAAAATTATACTTTTTTTCTCCTAACAATTCTAAAAGAATTTTTGGATTCCATTGTTTTAGAGTAGAAGTTGCGTCAGCCATTTTTTACCTAATGATTTGAATTTCTTTACCTGAAGTCCACACTTCAAGCTCTGTTCTTAGTCTACCCTCTGATTTGAGAGTTTCATATCTATTTATAGCTTTATTTCTCCACCATTCAACAATGTTTACCAATTCGTGTTTATTATAGTTCTCGCCTTTTACCAATTGGTTGGTACGACAATTCATGTAGTCAACCATGTTACTAAAACCATAGTCTGACACATAATATCTTTTTTTCTCTGTCAACTTTTTAGCATTATCAATCGTTAAGCTGAATGCCAATCCTTCATCAGTACCTTTAAGTGCTGCTTTAGTTAAAGCTATTATCTTGGTAAAGCTCCTAAGTTTTCTACTTGTAGTTGATTCATCTCCACCTAATAAATCTCCAACTTTACTTTCCACAAAGTTCTTTAATGATTCATATCGTTCACCGTGCATCATTGGAACCATATCAGAATCGGTTAATCCTTTGAATTTGATATAAGGTTTCATACCATCATATTGTGATACTTGTTTAGTAGAACCATATAAACTGGTAGTTTCAAATAAACAAAGGTTCATATCATATTTTTTATTACAGATTTCTCTCACAGTATGTGAAGTGCATATAGCTGCCAATAGTTTACCACCAAGATAGTTAAAACCAAAAGGTTGACTTGGTACAATTACAAAGCCCATGATACTCGCAGCATTAAACCTTTTGGCACAGTCTGGATTTTGAATCCAAACCTGTCCAATCATTTCATTACGAGGTTTCATATAGATAACTGGTGAACCTAAACGAATGAATCCTAGAATCTTTTGTGTGTTTTTTTCTCTGACTGCCAATTGAATGTTTCTTCCAACTGGTGCCTTATTAACATGAGAAGATGTAATGGCAAGTAATGTTTCCCATGTATTATTGGGAATTTCAATAACTTCAATATCCATATCTTTTGGATGCATCGAGAAATCAGAAAATAAATCATCTTCTGGAGGAAATAAAGACTGTGGTATTTCATTAACAGACTTTAACTTTTCATCTCTCATGTATTGTTCTATGCTACCAAAGTCACTAAAATAATCGTGAAATGCTTTAGCGCAAACTAAAGCATCTTCTCTTTCTAATATCATACTTTAAATCCTTCAAATTTATTACTATCACGATTACCAAAAGTGTTTAATGGTTTGTCATTGTGTCCTGCGTCAGCAATACCAATTTGTGCTGATTGCTCAATGTCATATAATTTCATTTTAGCTCTATCAACACCAATTGTAAATCTTTTATAATAAGATGGGTCATTATATCTATTCTTTAATTGTTTGACCATGATTTGACCAAGTGCTTCTAAATCTTCACTTGTAATCAAAGCAAACATTAAGTCTGCGGTGGCTGGGAGTCCAAATGATTCGGAGGTATCTTCAAGACCAGGATCGCTTGATGTAAATCCTGAGCGAGTAGTCTGTGTGGCACTAACAACAGGTACATTATACTCAACTGCAAGACCTCTAAGTTCTTCTGCAATCGATTTGACGTAGGTGTAGGAGTTAATATTTGCGCCTGCTTTAATACGAGAAGAACAACAGATATTAAGATAATCCACAAAGATAATATCAGGTACAAAAGACTTTTTAAGATTGAGTTCATTGAGCAATGTTTTAAAGTGAATAGTTGAAGCCGAAGCAGTTGGATATTCTTTAATGATTAGTTTACCGGTAGATTTTTCACGAACACGAGCAACTTTCTTATCATACAAATCTTTTGGTAAACTCATCAAATCATCTAGTGTAACATTAAGAAGGTTAGCATCTATTCTTTCAGCAATCTTTTCTTCTGCCATTTCCATTGTAATATACAGAACATTATGGCCTTGTGATAAACAACCAGATGCCACATGACACATGAACAAAGATTTACCAACACCAGTACCTGCAAGTGCAATGTTTAGAGTTTTGATTGGTAGACCACCTTTTGTAATCTTATTAAAAAGGTCAAGGTCAAATCTAATGCGAGATTCTACTTTGTGATATGCCTCATATCGAGCATCAGAATCATTGATGTAATCGTGACCAACAGTATTGTCGAATGAAACACCAAGTGCATCACTCAATAACTGTGGGATTTCACCTTTAGATTTTTTGTGGGCTTTGTTGTCGAGGATACCAACGGACTCCATGATTGCATTATAAATCGCCTTGTCTTGGCAAAACTTTTCAGTTTGGTCAATCAACCATGGAGTCTCGGTTGGTTCTTCTTTTGCTTGATTTAATTCATTAAGAAGTTCAATTGCACCTTTCACTAC